ATTGAGGAGAGCTGTTAATTCGTATGAAGTTCTAATAACTAAACATATGTATCCACATGAGGACTATAGAGTGACGTTGTCAGTTAAGCAATGTTTACATTCTTATGAAGCAATTAATACTATATCTTCTTCTACAAGTCCCGGATTTCCTATGTCTCTTAAAAACCAAGAAAATATAAAGAAGCTTTATTACGATGCCTGCATAGCGGGCAATGAAGAGCTTATGAATGTATACTTTGAAAAGATTGAAAAATTAGTAGCTGAGAGAGTTTCTTTGTATAAAGATAACATTCGACCAGCTATATTTTATAAAGATTGCTTGAAAGATGAGAAAATTCCGATAGAGAAAGTAAAAATAGGTAAAACTAGAATGTTTTCCGCTTGTGAATTTACAATGTTGGTGATGTTTAGAATGTACTTCGGTACTTTCATGAACTCTTATTTTAGAGCTAATTTAAATGTAGGTTCAGCTATAGGTGTTAACCCTTATTCCTCGGATTGGGATGACTTAGCGCGAAGACTTCTTAGGTTCTCTAACAAAAAGACTGACGACTGTGTAGCAGCTGGAGATTATTCATCTTTTGATACAAGTTTATTACCTATCATATTAAATCATATTTTAGGCATAATTAATAGGTGGTATGGTGAAAATAATCCAGATAATCAAATCAGATCTCAGTTGTGGGCAGAAATAGTCAATTCAAAACACATATGGGAAAATCAAGTTTTCGATTGGAAAATGAGTATGCCTTCGGGCAATCCACTGACTCCTGTGATTAATACTATGTATAATAACATAGCTTTAAGATTGTGTTATGGGGAGCTGTTTAATGTGGAAACTTTTAATGATAACGTGTATGTAATTGCGTTAGGAGATGATAATGCTTTTAGTTGTTCACCGGCAGTTCGAGAAGACTTTAATGAAGTCTCAGTTCAGAGACTTATGCCGTTGTTTGGGTTGAAATATACATCGGAACTGAAAGCTTGGTCAACTTTTCCCTTTAGACAAATAACACAAATTGAATTTCTTAAGAGGTCTTTTCGATTGGATAAATTCCACAATAGGTGGACAGCACCTCTACGGAAAGAATCTATATTTGCATCATTAAATTGGACGCAAAGAGGCCCTATGGGAGATCAAATAACCACAGATCAAATAAGTTCAGCTCTTAGAGAGTTGGCACTACACGGTAAAGAAGATTTTGATCAATTTGTTACACCTCTTTTAGATTTGAAAGAGAAGCATTTAAAATATTTTGATCCAGCAAAACCTTATAGCACTGACTTTGATTTTGTGTATGGAGAAGTAACTGGTACCCAATGGTATTATGGGATATCACTTCTCCCGTCACCTGAGACGTAAAATCAGTTTAGATTTTGTGGGTATATCCAAAACCCTCCAGACGCAAACTGTGAATTGCGACTTTCAACTTTATGTAGTAAAGTTGAATTATAGTCTTCAGACATTGCGGAATCGACATTCAGTGTGGTAACTGTTTATAGCGATCGCCCTCGAAGAACAACAGTGGAAGCTGTTTCTTTCCAGGAGACCACCTTAAAGGCACCGTAGGAGTAAACCTCATTAAAAATTCAAAAGAATAAACTTTAAATTCGATTTAGTGGTATCTACTAGCTTAGCTACAACAGAAGAAAACTGTAATATTGACATGATAAAAGCGATTTATGAAAAGTACAATGAATAATAATAACTCTACCACTGCTGCACCAACAGCAAATGTTTCTACCGACCTTAGTGCTTTAAATTTAAATCAAACTCCAACAGGAACGGCGGGTACTTCTACGCAATTAGTGGAAGACCCTCATACTCTCTCAGGAAAAGGAGAGCATACTCCAATGGACACCACAATGTTCATTGAAGATGCAAATATTGTCAGAAGAGATGAGTCGCGTATCAACAATGTTGACGACTCACTCTTGGCCATTGCGAATAGTGATCCAGATTACCAAAGTATCAAGTCCTTTTTAGCCAAGCCTATCGTTTTACGAACAGGCACTTTTGCTACTACAGATACTTTTTCTTTCTTGCAAACCAACTTACTTCCTTACACTTTGTTTTCTTCCTCACAGGCAGCTGTGTGGGTTCAGAAATTATCTGGTGTATATGGCATTAGGTTTGATATGAGATTTAAATTAGTTGTTAATGCTAATAGATTTCAACAAGGGCGGTATATCTTGGGTTATGTTCCGTTATGTTCACCAGATGCTAGTGCTTCAAATTTGAAAGAATTATCCTTTCTAAATATGCACTTAGCTTCTATTGTACAACGCACAACCGTCCACCATGTTGAAGTGGACTTGTGTGATGACACTACATGTGAACTTTTGGTTCCGTTCCACTCAGTCCAACCATTTTATAACTTTAACCAGTATCTTAGATCAGTAAATGATCAAGTTTTGGGTGCGATTAATATTTATCCGTACTCACCACTTGTTTCACCAGCTGGATCTACATCCGCTGGTTACACTTTGTATGTGAGTTTGGAAAATGTAACTCTATTTGGAGCAGCTTCAGCACAAGGCGGCGTAGCTGATAAAGAAGTTACCAACAAAGCCAATGGACCAATCTCTGGTGTAGCTCGTGCTATTTCCAAAGGCTTTAAGGAGTTTTCAAAAGTACCTTTACTTTCAGAATTTGCACTTCCAGTTTCTTGGATTGCAGATCGAGTTTCAAATGTAGCCTCCATTTTTGGTTTTGCCAAACCAACTCAGGGAGACTCTTTGCAGAAAGTAATGTTACTTTCGGCTCCCAATCACAATACCGTGGATGGAGACAGTGACGCTAGACCTTTCTCCTTCTTGTCAAAGCCAGGTGTCTCGCACTTGGACGGATTGTCACGTACAGAATATGATGAAATGGATTTCTCATATATTTGTCGAAAAATGGCTTGGTTCCAGACTGCCACCTGGACCACCTCCGATGTAGTGGGTACAGATATAACATCTATAAACGTACAACCTTATACAGGTTCTTTTATCGGAGGAAATTTACAACATCAGCCTGTATCTTTTGTAGCAAGTCTCTTCCAGCAATGGAGGGGTTCTTTGGTATATAGGATCAAGTTTGTCAGGACTGAATTTCATTCAGGAAGGTTACAGATTGCTTTCTATCCTGGTATTACTGGAGGAGTTTTAGTTGGAAATGCAGCTTATGTACACAGAATGATTGTTGATATTCGAGAATCCTCTGAAGTTACTTTTACTGTGCCTTACATTTCACAGGCTGCTTGGATGAATTACAATAATGCAATTGGAACTGTTATTATTAGTGTCATTGACCCTTTGGTAGCCCCTTCAACTGTTTCAACTTCTATTTCTATGTTATTTGAGATTGCTGGAGGTGAGGATATTGAATTTTCAATCCCTCGTTCTACTAACTACTATCCAACTCTTATGACTCCACAGTCTGGTGACATTTCGGAATTATCCAATGTTGTAATTGGTGGAGCTGTTGTAGAATCAAATTCTTTAATTTCCACTTCAGTTACTATAGGAGACAAAATCACAAGTTTGCGTTCTTTTCTCAGAAGATATTATCCCGTTACGTATAACAATAATGCACTTCAAAAGTTCAAAGCTGCTGCTTATGAAACAAGAGTCGATGGAATTGGTGTTTTAACTAATGCTACAGCTAGTAGTGTCTATGTTTTACCAGATATGGTTTCTATTATAGGAAGTTGTTATGGTATGTGGCGAGGTGGAGTCAGAATTAGAAATGTTGTTAACAGCGCTTATTCAGACGCTGCTTTTACTACGAATACTCATACTCCGTCTATATTTCTCTCGTTTTCAAGAGGAGAAACTAGTGCTACTAATTCAAATGACCCGATCCTTTTT